GGGCGTCGCGATTGGGGAAGACTGAGTGGGCAAGATCTCTTGGCCCGCACATGTACTTCTGTGGGCAGTTTAACCTCGACGATTGGGACTCGTCGGCTAAGTACGTCGTCCTCGACGACTTTAACATTAAGTTCTTCCCGCAGTGGAAGTCCTTCTTTGGAAGTCAAAAGCGATTCGTTCTTACCGACAAGTACCGAAAGAAACGAACCGTGGACTGGGGTAAACCCTGTATCTGGCTTTGCAACCGAGATGCTGACCCTAGAGGAGCTCTTTCCGGAGCTGAATTGGAATGGCTCAGAGTTAACGCTATGATAGTCGATATTTATTCTCCTCTGTTTACTCAATAAAAAGTCTCGTTGTCGACTCGCGCCCCCTCGGCCTTACGGCCTCCCAGGGCGCGGCGACGGGCTACTGTCTAGATTTCTTTCCACATGAGTAGTCCGCGATGGTCAACGTCGATAGAGGATGAAGCAGAGATGAAATCTTGTCCCCATGTTCGCATAAGAATGTAATACTGGTCCGAGTGTCCACGTCGTCCAGTTGGTCCAAAGAAACGAGGGACTCCGTCGATAGTTTCTTGAGTCTCTTGAATCTGTACATCCTTGTTAAAAGGGAACGTGAGCGTTGTGTCAATGAACGGGTCTGTGCCAGCCTGGCCAAAGCCATGGAGCTTGAAGTTCCATATCTTGAGAATGGTAATGTTGTCGTTATTGAACTTGGTGACGGGAGAGAGACCGGCGAACTGCCCCGGCGACGACGTGACGTCGAATAGGGGCAAGTTACTGTTCGGCGGTACTTGAGTCGGGACTGAGTCGACATCCGTAGCGGGAGTCATTGTCTGGCCTTCGTTGTTAACATCGGTGTTAGCCGCTGTTACGTCCATCTGAAAGTCGGACTTGATAAAGAGAATTTGAACGTGGACGTCTCCGGCAAGCAATCCTTTGATGTTGAGACGCCACATGAATTTCCACAAATGGACCTTTGTGCCGTGGATCGAGGCGCTCGTATCCCCTTGTGCGAACGCTGATTGCCATGGAGCAAAGACGCGTACGTTCATACCGGTTGTTCCATTTCCGGGTGCGAGAGTGAAAGAAGTTTCCGTGTAGTGTTTCTTGAATGTTTCTAGTTTCCTAACTAGGATGCGTGTGACTGCGCGTTTGAAACGGCGGCGTCGGGCGCTGCGCAGCACGCGCTTTACACGAGTTCGTGGGCTTGGGAACTTGCGACGTCCTGTTCGACGTCTTCGTCGGAATCGGGATGGTCTGCTAACTCTTGGCATAGCTGCTCGACTAGACGGAAGAGTAAGTCTAGCTTGTTTGCGACCTGCTGGAGAGTTTGGTGGAGTGAGCCAAGGATTTTTTCGTTTGTGTCCTCTTTCGGCATACGCGACAATTCCGAAAGTGGCAACGGCCCCGAGTCCCGCTGTTACTACTTCTGGAATTAAAAGTTCCATCAGAAAAGTTTTGGATGGGCACGCAAATTTATATAAATTGTGCCGAGTGCCGAGTGCCGCTGGGTAATATTATGTCCAGCGGCACACGCAATTTTTCGTTCGATGGACGGGATGTATTTCTCACCTATCCACAGTGCGGGGAGCTATCCCGTGAACGGCTACGAGATTTCCTACAAGTCGAGCTTGGTGTGCGACGATTTCTCGTTGCACGCGAGTTGCACGACGACGGGCAACCTCACCTTCACGCTTACGCGGGTTGGGACACCCGGAAGCGCCTTACTGACGCAAGAGCATTCGATGTGGACGGACACCATCCTAACATACAGAAGCCAAGAAGCGCCAAAGCCGTGGCAGAATATTGCAAGAAATACGACTCTGAAGCGCTTTGTAATTTCGCAGTTGCAGAGCTTGAGTCCGGTCGTGGAAACACCGGATGGCGAGACCTACTACGAGATTGCCCAGATGCATCCACTTTTCTGGCAAGAGTTGAAGAACACTATCCGCGCGATTTGTGCCTCTCTCTGGGACGACTTCTTGAATTTTGCGAGTGGCGGTTCGGGAGTGAGCGACCCGGCTATTCTGGACGAGGTCGCGGAGAATTTCTGGAGCCAGATGAACTTCGAGAATGGGCAAGGCTATCCCTAGAGGTACTACAGTATCCTCTCATGCCTATTGCCTCTGTCTTGTCTGGGGGGGGCCCCAGTCCCCTCCCCAGCCGCTGTGGGCGCAAAGCTAACTGCTAATGCGCTTGTTTAAGCTAGAGTCTGAGCGTCCTGTTTCGTTGTTACTATGCGGGGCGTCGCGATTGGGGAAGACTGAGTGGGCAAGATCTCTTGGCCCGCACATGTACTTCTGTGGGCAGTTTAACCTCGACGATTGGGACTCGTCGGCTAAGTACGTCGTCCTCGA